CAGACATCGGTGCGGTTGATGAGTTGAGCGTTGTATTAGCAAACCCGCCTTGTATGTCGGGGAAGCTATACTTCCCGCTAAGTGCGGTTATTTGAGCGCGTGACAATGCGGGGAAGTGGCCGAACATGCCGTCCGCGTTAATTGTTGTTAGCTTGTTGCTGCCGTCAAACTCAGCAAACGCCCCTCCCAAGTTTTGAACGTTGGCAACACTGCCGCGATCGTAGTTGTAGCGATATGGTGACGTGCTGCTAGCCGTGCCACTTTTGCGATAAAAACAATAGTATCCCGTATGTGCGCTTGTGTCGTGCAATACGCCAACATGGTACACGATCCACGACCCGTTGGATAGCATGATGCGAAGATTAAACAGTTTCAGCAAGCGCACAAGTGAATCGTATGCGCTCATCGGTGTTTGGTTCTTCCTTACAATGTCGTCATTTTCTTCCGTGAATATTCTCAACGGCACCTGCGTCCGATCCAACAACTCATAGTAACTTGTATTGCCGTCAAACAACCAGTACCCGAAATATTTTACATAATCGTCATTTGTGCCCCAAAACTGACTGTGATCGGTCATTTCGAGAATGTGCCAAAGGATATTGTATGCTTGTGCAACTCTAATCCCCCTGCCAACTCCTGCCATGTCATTGTTGACTGCTGATTCAAAATAGATGTCTTTGAGCCGCCTCAACCCGTCGACGGCTTCCAGTGTTACCATCTTCGCCCCCGACTGATTTTCCTCTTCGATCATTGACGGCATCAAATCCCCAACCCAATAAAGACTGTAACCGCTGCCCGTATCTCGGTAAACGACCATTTTAAACTCCTGATCGTTGGCCGTCACGAAGTTGTTCCGCAACGTGTCCCAAAACGCCTCGCCTTCGTCGTACATGACAACTTTTGCCGAACTGCCTTTGACTGGCTCCAAAAACCTGTCACCCTCGCGATCATAAATAATTTCGCAGCCTAATCCGTGATTGACCGTGTTTATGCTGCCGCCGTAATCCGCATCGTCAATGTCCACCCTCCAAGTTGTGACCTCTTGCAAGTCTTGATACTCATATCGCAAACGAACGCCCATTATCTTCTGAACCTCCTATTTCCCGCGGCTCTATCGCCTACTAATATAATATCTGACCCTTTTATTCGCGATTCTAAGACCATCCCTGTTGCGGCTGATCCCGCCCCGCTTGTGGTTCCTGTTGTGGCATAGTTTCTTGATGTTGCACTAATCGCCCCACCGATTGCGGCCAATGCAAGCCCAGCGGCTATCAATGCAGGTGCGTTTGCTGGCACTAGCATGGTCTTAAACAATTCTAGGGAGGCAATACCGTACTGCACAAACATTGCTCCGATTTGCTTAAAGAAACGGCCAATTGATTCGAGTGCGGTTTTGCCAAACTCGTTCATTATACCGCCTCCTAATGCCAACGCCTCACCAATTGACCCCGCAAAGTCAACTAGCATTGATGACGAGAATTGCTCGATTGCATTGCGTATGGATTCGACAAATTCGTGAAATTGTGTGTCTATCAACCCTAATGGCGCCTGTATGTCATTCGCAACCGTTTCTAGCTGCTCAGGTAGTTGTGTGATCGTTTCAAATTCATTCCCAGACAGACCAATTGATTCGCTAATGTTTATTTTGGTTAGATCAGGTTTTATTGCCTCATTAACGCTATTGGATATGCCTTTCTTTGGCGACCCTAAATATGAAAAGTCTGAGGCCATTTTAGACTTCATATCAGTCACATATTGATAAATGGTGTCAAAGTATAACTTCCATTTAATTTGATCCGCCGCGTTTTTTTGTGCTAAAGCTATTGAATAATTCGCTCTAGCGTCTCTCATTCGCTGTATTGCCCCCGCATATCGCTCAGACATTTTATCAATGCTGTCAAGTTGCGCTATGTCGGCTTTGGCTAAATCGTCTGCCGCTTTTTTGCCCGATTTGCCAAATATTAAACCGTCAACACCAAATGTCAAAGCCATAGAAAGCCTGTCCGCTAAATCTGTTATTATAGGCAATAGCTTGTTGCCAATTTCCAGTTTTAAATTTTCAAACTTAACCCTTAGTCTGTCTAGGCTGTCTGCCGCTGTGTCAAACGTTTCGCCCGCGGCCCCTAAGTCTTTATTTATGATGCGGCCTAATGATTCTGCCATTGTGGCGCCGCCTTCCATCCCTTTGCGCAACTCCGCTGCGCTGATTCCAAGGTTGTCCAAAATCATCACCGATTGCCGCCCTAAACCTGTAATAATTGACTGAACTAAATAGTCAACGCTTTCACCTGTTTCTCGCGCCCTCTTTTGGGCAAATGCGAAATATGTAGCTAGTTGCTCTAATGGGATCTTGAAATTCCTTGCTTGAATCGCTGTTTTCATCAAGGTCAGGTCGTCCACCGTGCCTTTGGTTGCGCGTCTTAGGTTGTTTAGTAGCATTGGGTTATTTAACTCAACAAATGCGCGTTGAACCCCTTCTGCCTGCGCCGCTAGTTTTACAGCTTCGGAAGTAAATCCTTGTATGGCATTAATTGCAAACGCTCCCGCAATTGCCGCTCCTAATCCCCTGAAATTAGATGATATTTTGTTGACCGAGCCAGATAGTTGTCCAAGTTGCCCCTGTATCTGCTGAACGCCTGTTGTGACTTTCTTGTAATTCAGCCCGACCGCGATATTTGCTCCGCGTAATTTGCTCATTTATTCAACTTCTTTTGCAACCTTCTTTCGATGACTCTCACGCCGCGTTGTGTCAATTTGCCGTCTATGGTCCTGTTTGCTTCCTTTCGCGCTTTGTTTACAAATCCATAGCCCGCGATATTGTTGCGGCTTCTCAGGAAGTTTACGAAAAACCAGTAATAGCCATCGGTTATGTTTTTGCCCTGTGCCTGTTTCTTTAACAATGCCCCGCGCCTGTGTAATTTAGGACCGACTGATGCACCAATTTCGTACATCCCAGCTTTTGTGCGCTTTACGTAAACCCTCATACTCCTTTTCAAATTCCCGGGTGCGGCGCCGTATTTATTTGCGCCCCCTTGCGTAACGGTGCGAACAGTTCCTTTTTTCGTGACATACTCCTTTTGACGCACAGGAGTATGACGCTTCATAATCGTTTTTGCCTGATTGGCAATTTGACGCACAACGGGTTTGACTTCACGGTCAATATCCTTGTATTTCAATGTCCGCAAATAGCGCACATAGCTATCCAATTGACTCGTGTCAAATGTAATTGCATCACCGCTATGTGATCTCTTGATTGTCAATTTGCATCAATTTTTCAGGCGTTATGACTGATCTGTATTTCTTGTGGTACTTTATTTTTTTCATTTTCCGAGTCCGTTCGGCTTTGACCTCCTCATCCCAAGGCAACGGAAACGCATCCTCAACCGCTTTCATTGCCCCTTTCTTAACGTGCGGCAACATTGAATGAAATGCTATTCTCCGAGCCCGCTCCCAATCGTCTCTGTGCTTATCTTGAACCTTCTCATTGTAAGCATTCAAAATTGACAGATATTCATCATATGTCAAATCATAGAACTCGTCAATGCGTATTCCAATCTTTCCCACGGCAACAGCCATGCACTCGTCAACGGTAGGCGGCTTCGCTACTTTCCCTCGCCCTGCGCCTGCGCCTCCTGCGCCTTGGCTTCTATCGCGGCTATCAACTTAGCGACCTCACTAGCATCCAAATAATCTACAACGTCGTCCAAGTCGATAAACTCAACTGTCAAGCCATTCTTCTGATCTTGCAACTGCTGCGCACGAATCATCGAATACACATACTCAGGAAAATGATATGTGTCACCCTGATATGTTGCAAAATCAAGCCCTGTCAAGTCTTTAAATATTTTGGCAGCGCGAAACCCATTAATGAGCAACTTGTACTCTTTCCCGTTTATGTTAATGCTCAGTTGTTTGCCCATTAGTAACTCCAAGTAAATCTACTTAAACTACCGGTGCCTCTCAACGTAATGCTGAAGGTGCTATTCTCCATGTCAGGGTCAGTGTTTTCAAGGCTTTCGATATAGACCTTGCCTTTGTAGAATATGTCTCCGCTCACTTGCGATCCGTACATGATCAACAGTTCGCGATCGTTACGCCAATCGTCCTCGAGGTCGTTGAACCCAAATATTTCTGAGTCCACGCCGTTGTTGTCTTCACTGAAGAACCCATCAGCGCTGACGGTCCAGCTCTTGCGTCCTGGTAACGATGTTTCGTAGCCGCCCGTGTCCTTGTTGCTACTATCTCTCATCGCAGTGCTTCTACTAAATGAGTTGCTTGTCAAATTTGCTACTTTAACCGCCGTGCCTGCAACGTATCTATACAGTGCGATGTCGGTTCCGTTTGCTATTCCTGTGCTTGCCATTTTGTTTATGTTTTAATTTTGGTTTGTAAAACTATTGAATCTTCTCTGCCGTACTTTAATACGCCTTCTATTTCGTAAATGTCGCTACCTTCGACCACCTGCATTGACGCATCCACGTTTGGCGCGTCTAGCGCCCTTATCTCCCATTCTACTACTGCGGATGATACTTGCTGGTCACTTTCTAACCGCTCTGTAGTTCGCTTAAATCTCCTATTCGCCCAGACCGTTTTATAAGTCTCCCAATTGCTAACCGGGCCGCCCGACGCATCGTATGTCAACGCTTGCTGTTGTATGACAATTTGCCTATCTAATTTGCCTGCGTTGTTCATTTCATAGATACCATTTTTCTGCGAACGGACTAAATAGTGCTGAGTACTTCATCAAATCAAAGTCAACCGAAGTTGCATTGATGCTAGAGCGCTGATCGTACATGTCATTGATAACGGTTTTAATCCGTTGCTTAATCCCCGCATTAATACTTGAAACGTTCGTATGCCCTGCCGTGAATGTGATGATAACATTGTTATACTCATAGTCTCTCACAGTTGGCGGATTATCCCAATGTATGCGCGCTGGCTTCCCTATTAAATCCAATTCATATCGCGCTTCAGGCAACGTTTGGATGCCTGCGCTGTTGTAGTACTGAATTTGACTAATTGCAATAATTGGTGATTTCGGGATGCTGACATCATAGAAGTCGTCGAGATACATTTTGAACGTCGCTTGCGGCAACGTGACATAGGTGTATGTTTCGGCTATTTCTGTCGCAGCCTTAATGAT